GCAAGTCTCATTCTATGTACCTGCTGAAGATGTGATCCTGCCTTATGGGGTGACTAACATTCGGCGCACGGATCGTCTGACGCACATGATGCGTAAGACCAAGAATGACATCAAGCGGTTGCAGGCCAGTGGGTTTTATCGTGACGTGGAGTTAGGTGAGCCTGATCCATCGCAGACAGATATTGAGAAAGCCAAGGCGCAGAAAGAAGGTCAGCAGCCGACAAAAGATGAGCGGTATCAGATCTGCGAAGTGCACATCGAGTATGACTTGCCGGGGTATGAGGAAGAGTTACCGGTACCGTACGTCATTACGATTGATAAAGGCACTAACAAAGTTCTTGCTATTCGACGTAACTACCGCGAGGATGACCCCCAGAAACGTGCTCGTCAGCACTTCGTACACTATATATACATCCCTGGCTTTGGTGCTTATGGTTTTGGGTTGATTCATATTATTGGTGGCTACGCCACGGCAGGCACGATGCTGATCCGTCAGCTTGTGGATGCAGGCTCGCTATCGAATCTTCCCGGTGGGTTGAAGTCCAGAGGGTTGCGTATCAAGGGTGATGACACACCGATTGCTCCGGGTGAATGGCGTGATGTGGATGTGCCGGGAGGTGCGATCAGGGACAACATCCTGCCCCTGCCTTATAAAGAACCCAGCCAAGTTCTTCTCGCCCTACTTAATCAGATCACCGAAGAGGCGCGACGTTTAAGTGGTATGGCTGATATGAAGATCAGCGATATGTCGAGTCAGGCTCCGGTGGGTACGACGCTGGCACTGCTTGAGCGGCAGTTAAAAACGATGGGAGCTGTACAGGCTCGCATCCACGCGGCGATGAAAGAGGAGTTCAAGCTCCTTAAAGAAATTATCCGTGATTACACATCTCCCGATTACAGCTACGTCCCGCAAGATGGCACCCCGCAGGTTAAGGCTGAGGACTATGACATTGTTGAAGTAATTCCGGTGTCTGACCCCAACGCCTCTACGATGGCTCAGCGGGTTGTGCAGTATCAGGCAGCGTTGCAGTTAGCTCAGGGTGCGCCGCAGTTATACGACCTGCCTCGTCTACATAGACAGATGCTTGATGTGCTTGGTATCCCCAACGCAGACAAACTTGTTCCACTTCCAGACGATCAGACACCTAAAGATCCTGTGACTGAGAACATGAATGTCTTAAAGGGTACGCCGCTTAAAGCCTTTATTTATCAGGACCACCAAGCGCACATCACAACCCATATGACGTTCTTACAAGATCCGAAGATCATGGGGACGATTGGGCAAAACCCGCTGGCGCAACAGATTCAGTCTTCCATGATGGCGCACGTCGCTGAGCACTTGGGGTATGCCTACCGTCAGGAAGTTGAGCAGCGTGTGGGTGCACCGCTACCTGGACCTGAGCAGAAGATCTCTGAAGCCGAAGAGTTGGCTATGGCTAAGTACGTAGCAGAAGCAGCCCAGCAAGTGTTGCAGATCCACCAAGCACAAGCTGCCCAACAGCAGTCACAACAGATGGCAGCAGACCCACTTGTTCAGATGCAGCAGCAAGAGTTGCAGATCAAAGCGATGGAACAACAACGCAAGGCAAGTAAGGACCAAGCTGATGTTGCTCTGGCTCAAGGTCGTCTGGCAAATGAACAGCAGCGGATTCAGCTTGAGGCTCAGAAGGAAAACATTCGTCTGCAAAGCCAAGATCGTCGAGAGGATAAGAAGATTCAGGCGGACATCCTTAAATCGGTTATGAAACGAGGTGGTTAATGACTCAAGAGCGGCAGATGTTAGATCACTTATTTAATAGATTGAAAGAACGCGAGAAAGAAGTAAGTCTAGCGATGAGTGATGGTGTTGCTAAAGATTTTGCTGAATATAAGCATTTGTGTGGCGTCATCCAAGGTCTGCGCCAAGCAAAGATGGAAATCCAAGACCTTGTGCAACGTTATGAGGAATTTGAAAATGATTGATACAGCACAAGCTGTTATCGAGGATGTTCAGCAAAAGGCTAAGCAACTGCCGATGCCGAGAGGTTACAAGATTCTGTGCACGATTCCTAACTATGAAGAGAAGTTTGATAGTGGGATTGTTAAGGCAGACGTGACGATTAAGCACGAGGAGTTGTTGACCAATGTGCTGTTTGTGGTGAAGTTAGGTGAGCTTGCTTATGCTGACCCTTCTCGGTTCCCTACAGGACCGTGGTGTAAGGAAGGCGATTTCATCTTAGTTAGGGCCAACACAGGTACCCGCATCATGATTCATGATCGGGAGTTTCGCTTGATTAACGATGATTCCGTTGAAGCTGTTGTGGAAGATCCACGCGGCATTCGGCGTGCAGGGTGAGGTGAGCTATGGAGAAAACAGAATTTAAGTTCCCTGACGAAGAACAAGCTGAAGCAAAACAGGAAGCAAAAGCTAAAGACAACGACATCGAAATTGAAGTCGTTGACGACACGCCTGAGCCTGATAAAGGTCGCAAACCTTTAGAAGAACCTGTTAATGAAGTAGCCGAAGACGAGTTATCTAAATACGACGAGAGTGTTCAGAAGCGTATTAAAAAGATCACACATGGCTATCATGATGAGCGTCGGGCTAAAGAGGCAGCTTTGCGGGAACGTGAAGAGGCACTGAAATTTGCTCAGCAGGTTATTGAAGAAAACAAACGCCTTAAAAAGGATTTAGGGCAGAATACCGATGTTTTGATTCAAACAGCAAAAAATACTGCTGAACTTGAATTAGATCAGGCGCGTAAAAAGTATAAAGAAGCATATGACGCTGGGGATTCTGATCAGTTATTAGCAGCACAAGAATTATTAACTGCTGCTAAATTAAAGCTAGATCGGATTAGCAATTTTAAACCAGCCCCTTTACAGGAAAGAGAAACTCCTGTAAATATGCAACCACAGTCCGCTCCGGAGCCTCAACCAGACCCCAAGGCGCTTGCATGGCGTAAAGATAATCAGTGGTTTGGGGTTGATGAGGAAATGACCAGCTTTGCTCTGGGGCTGCATGAAAAATTGGTCAAAAATGGTGTTGATCCAACATCTGATGAATATTACGACCGAGTTAATTCTCGGATTCGTGAGAAGTTCCCTGAGAACTTTGAGGATACACAGAAAGAGGAAAAACCCAAACGGACGAGCAGTAATGTTGTAGCGCCAGCGTCCCGCAGCGTTGCCCCAAAGAAAATCACGCTGACTCAAACGCAGGTGGCACTTGCTAAGAAGTTGAAGATCCCTCTTGAATTGTATGCCCGTAAAGTGGCGGAAGGAATGACTCAAAATGGCTGATGCAAGAACTGCTGAAAACCGAATCAACCGCGAACTCGATACCCGTGCTAAACAGGAACGTCCTCGCACTTGGGCACCCCCCACGTTGCTGCCTGACCCCACTCCAGAGCCGGGATATAAGTATCGTTGGATTCGTGTTTCTATGATGGGCCAATCTGACCCACGTAATGTATCTACCAAACTTCGTGAAGGCTGGGAGCCTGTAAAGGCTGACGATCATCCTGAAATCTCTGGTTATCTTGATAATGACAACGCTCGTTATAAAGACAACATTGTTGTGGGTGGTTTGATGCTTTGCAAAACCCCGGTAGAACTCGTTGAGCAACGTAATGCGTACTACCAAGCGCAGTCCGAAGCCCAAATGCGTTCTGTCGATAACTCATTCATGCGCGAGAACGATCCAAGGATGCCGCTGTTTTCTGAGCGTAAATCCTCGGTGACATTCGGACGCGGTAATCAACAATCGTAGGAGTAAATCCAAATGGCTTACCCGACTATCGACAAGCCTTATGGCTTGAAACCAATCAATCTGATTGGCGGTCAGGTGTTTGCCGGGGCAACTCGCCAGCGTCGTATTGCTACAAGCTACACGACGAATATTTTTTACGGCGATCCTGTCAAACTCGTGGCTGATGGCACTATCGAACGTGCATCCAATACTTCTGACGCCCCTAACGAAGGTTTTGCTGGGGTATTTCTTGGTTGTCAATACGTCAATGCGACAACTAAACAGCCAACTTTTTCGCAGTATTGGCCCGGAGTTAGCGTCGCTTCCAATTCGGTAATCCTTGCTTTTGTCTGTGATGATCCGGATCAGCTTTTTCAAGTTGTAGGTTGTTCTTCTGGAACAACGGTTGACTACACAGCTTCTGCTTTCCAATACACTGCTATTGGTAGTAATGTGGCGCTAATCAACAACTACAACACGAGCTACTCTGATACTGGAGATTCTCGTCAAGCCGTAAACACTGGATCGGAAACTACAACCAAGACTTTACCTTTGCGTATTGTTGACGTTATTCCCGATACAGCGTTTGTTATTAGTAGCACGACTTATTTCCCCGAAGTCATCGTCAAGTGGAATATGCCCAACGTTGATGGCGACGGAGTACCGCAAGGTGGTCATGCTTACTACAACCCGCTCGGTCACGCAGCGTAAGAAAGGGAGTAAGAAATGGCTATTTCACGCGCACAACTATTGAAAGAGCTTCTCCCTGGCCTGAACGCACTGTTCGGTTTGGAGTATGCGAAGTATGGCGAAGAGCACAAAGAGATCTACGAAACCGAGACCTCTGAGCGTTCGTTTGAAGAGGAAACCAAGCTGTCTGGCTTCTCCGCCGCTCCGGTGAAGAACGAAGGCGCTGCAATTGCTTATGACAATGCGCAGGAAGCTTGGACCGCACGCTATACGCACGAGACCATTGCACTTGGGTTTTCGATCACTGAAGAAGCGATTGAAGATAACCTGTACGACAGCTTGTCTGCTCGTTACACCAAGGCACTTGCTCGCGCTATGGCTTACACCAAGCAGG